TGGCACTACATTTCCACAGGTTATGTGTGATGGTAAAAAATTAGGAGGTACGGTTGAAACAGTTGAATTCCTCAGAGAGCAAAAAATCATTGCAGTCTGAGCTAAATAAATCAAACCTCGAAATAAATCGTGGTTTTGAATTTATCCTCAACGGAGGGAAAAAGAAACAAGTGAAACCATTTTCATTTGTTTTTGATAAGATATTTAATTTCTTCAATCGAGAGGTTGGTATCTATTTTGAATTTTCTTTGTCGAAAAGAAAATAACATTACCCAAGGAGTATCATGGATATTCAAGTCCTGACCGCACTTGCCTTACCTATTTCAATAATGTTTTTCCTACTTGGAATACTTATAGGTTGGGTAGCAAGAGACTATATGATGAATTATCGAGAGATTCCTAGACCTCATCCTGAGATGTTTGACATCAACGGAAACTTAGTACCAGATGAAATTGTAGCATTTAGATTTGAAAACAATTATGACAACGACAGCGAAGAAGACGACGACTAAAAAAGATCCACTTGAACTTCCATTAAAACCATTTGCCTTTGAAGTATTTCACCTTGCATCAAAGCAAAGATCGAAAGCAAAGAAGGTTGAAGTATTAAAAAGATATGAAGACCCATCACTGAAAGCATTATTCATATGGAACTTTGATGAAACTGTTGTATCAGTTCTTCCGCCAGGTGAAGTTCCATACACAGGATATGATGAGCAAACATCAAATAGTGGTACTTTGACTACAAGAATCTCTCATGAAGTTCGTAAAATGCATGAGACAGGTTCTTTTTCAATTGGATCAGGTGATAAGCAAGGGCACACTACGATTCGTAGAGAATTTAAAAACTTCTATCACTTTTTAAAAGGTGGTAATGATTCTTTGAATAATATTCGTCGTGAGACAATGTTTATTAATATACTTGAAGGATTGCATCCACTTGAAGCAGAGATTATTGTACTTGTAAAGGATAAGAATCTTGAAGAAAAATATAAAATTACAAAAGATATTGTGTCGGAAGCATATCCAGATATTACATGGGGTGGTAGATCATGACAACTAAAACTAAAACAGAACCAAAAGAGAAAAAAGAATTGATCTGGACAAGTCAAGAAAAAGAGAATCATAAGAGTGAATATGGTTGCGAGATTATCATAGAGAATGGAACTCTTGAACAAGTATCAGTAACAAATGCTCCGACTGATGCGTGTATCGTTACGTATGAATACAACGAGAAGGTCTGTCGTGACCTTACAAGAGGTGCAAGAGTGAAGTTGTTTGATATGTATTACGATAAATTTAAAACAGGTCTGAAGATCATAGACTTTGGTAGAGGAACAATCAAACCTGCACTCTGGAAGTATAATAATACACCGACCAAAACCAAAAAGAGGAAGTAATTTCAAATATACCGCAAAAAAAACTCCCCAAAATTTTTCGTGTGTAGGGTTTTCCCGAAAAGAAAACCAATTATTTAGATTAAAATACGTTTAAAAATGGGTTAAATGTAAAGAAACCCTTAAAATGTAACACAAATTACAATCTGACTTGCATATATAGTATGAATGTGTTAGTATTAACACAACGTTCATCCAAATGTTAGAAGTTGCATTGCTATCTTCACTACTCACACAACATGTTCTTGGACATTGGACAATGACATGTCAAGAGTGGAACCGAAATCGGGCAGAGATTCTCAGTAATGATAATCACATACCTGATGCTAAAGAGTATCTTATAGATTACTTTTATAGCAAAGTAGAAGATAAAAATTGTAAACCCTACACATTAGGACGCAAGTAAGCCGACTCGGAACGGGTTCGTTCATCCTTATGTACCAGATTCTTCTTAGTCTAATAGCAATTGGAGCACCACTTGATTGTGAGCATGCTGCTGAACTTATAGACTCTGCAAGAAATAATCCTGATAAATCTGAGCAATTAGAAATTACAAGGGTTGTGGTAGCACATACTAATCCTATGTGTTTTAAGGACGCAAAAGCCGACTGAAGGAACGGATGTAAAAAATCCAACTACTTTAGGAGCACAACAATGGCACAAGTCACTTACAGAGGAGTTCAGTACGATACTGAAGCTCGTCTACAAAACCAGAAAATCCAACAGCCTCAGCAAAAACAACTTGTTTACAGGGGTATTGAGGTTAAAGGAGGAAAGTAATGCTAGTAACTGCAGAAATCCTCGTAGCAAGCGTAGTTTTTCTGACGATCATCTACGCAGAGGCTAGATTCCTTTATTCAAGGTAAAGATCCATGTTGCATATTGGGTGGGAACCACCCGAAGTCCCAGATTTCGACCCAGAAATACATAACCCAGAGAAAGTTTTTGCTTTTCTGTGTTACCGTGGAATTCATTATGCAAAGTGGGTATATCTAGACATTTTCCATCACCAAGATTGGAAACTTAAAAATCCAAGAGAAGAGGGTTGACCTTTTCTCTTTTTTTGTGTACAATATATAAAAGTCTTATATTATGGAACGCACTAAATTAAAAGACCTTGTTCGTACTCTTGAATTAACACTTGACGCATTGAAAGCAGAGGTATATTCAGATGTAGATTCTTATAAAAATGAGTCAATCTCAGAACCACCACTTGACTATGATGAAATGTTTGATGATGGTTCAGATTAATGAGTAGACAAAAAACATTAATTAAAATGTTAAAAAAATTGATTAAACAAGATCATCTATATACAGATGAAAAACTTAGGGAAATGAAACAAACTCTAAAACTCGCAGAGGAAGAGTTTGCAGAACTTGAAGCAAAAGAATCAAAAGGATTTAAATGAACGTTAGTCTCATAAGCATCACACCTGATGCTGAAAAAACTATGGCACATATCGCCAGAGTGTCAAATCCAAATAATCAAGATAACCCTAACTATGCAGGATTGTTAAGATATTGTATCAAACATAATCATTGGTCTGTATTTGAGCAATCATCAATGACACTTGAAATTGAAACTACAAGAGCAATTGCTGCACAAATACTAAGACATCGTTCATTTACATTCCAAGAGTTTTCTCAAAGATATGCAGAGAGTCATGAACTTGGTAATATACAACTACCAGATTTAAGAAAACAGGATTTAAAGAATCGTCAGAATTCAACAGATGATCTTGATCCTTTTGTAAGACAAAAGTTAGAAGCACAAATGATAACTCTTTTCAGTTCTTGTCAGTCATTATATAATCAGATGATTGAAGAAGGAGTTGCAAAAGAGTGTGCTAGAATGGTTCTACCACTATGTACACCAACAAAAATTTATATGACTGGTTCATGTCGATCATGGATACATTATATTGATCTTCGTTCTGCACATGGAACACAAAAAGAACATATGGATATTGCAGA